CTATCAATGCCTTCTACGATCCTTCTGGTGAAAATTTAGAGGATTCTTTGATTCGCATGGTTTTATTTTGTGAGATTGTGAATAGTGTACACATATTTGGAGAAGTTCTATATGTGTGGACTCATTCACAACCCTCTGGTAATCCAATTACGGCTATTTTGAATTCGAAGTATAACAGCTACTCCGCCAGATACGCTTGGTATCTCAAAGCCCCTCCCCACCTTCGCAACATGCTTGCTTTTTACAAGCATGTTTCGATGGTGGATTTGGGTGATGATAATGCCTATGGCGTGTCTGACGAAGCGTCTGTTTTCTTCAATCAAAGTACAGTTTCGGACGCTCTTGCTACCATCGGTATGAAATATACCGATGAGAGTAAGAGCGTCTGTGCCAGTGATTATCGTACTCTTTCACAGATTGATTTTCTGAAACGAGGCTTCCGCTTCTGCGATCAACGTGCTCGGTATGTAGCGCCACTCTCCCTTGATACAATAAGGGAGATGGCATTATGGACCAAGCGCGGTTTAGATGCACACAGTACAACATCTACTGTGTTACAAACAGCGGCATATGAGCTTTCATTCCATCCTCGTGATGTGTTTGATTCTATTATGCCAACGTTTAGAAAGTGGGCAACCAAACTTTCAGTTAGACCAATCTTTGAAACATACGATAATTATAAACTCCTCGATGCGTCCTTATACCTAACAGGTTCAGGGCTCATCGATTTTTCCAAACAGCCTACAGGGTTGACATCAGATGACGGAAACGATGTCAACAGCAAATCCCGAGAGGTTGTGGGTGTTAATACTGATTTAAGTAACTTGCACTCAGAAGGATGGCTATTTAGTCATATTGATGAATGTGTGCCTTCTTTAAATTTAAAAGCTATTCATCCCGTCAGTCTGCAAGCTGGATTGAGTGACCCAGCTAGCAAGGACTTAAAACAACACACACTTACAGACTTACAAGAAACAATGTCAAATGTTGAACACGAACAACAAGAAGAAATCGTGACCTTCCATGATGAGGGAGGGGTTCCACAAGCAGCGATTGCCGACCAAATGAACCCAATATCATCAGCAACAACAACCGGAGCTGAAATTCGTGATCATTCCGTCTTGGATTTTCTTCGTCGACCAATGCTTATTAACACTTCGCCTTGGTCTACGGGTCAGAGTCCTAAAACCATTATTGCCCAGTTCGACTTTCC